TTGGGACTCAGTTAATAAACGGTTTGTGTTGACTGGTGGGGTGGCCGGTGATGTTGGCGGCATCTCAGCGGGGCTGGCCGGTTCCGGGACAGAAATTCTTGCTCTAATTAAATGGTCAGAGGCTACCGGGGCCATTTATTCACAGAGTTCAGCGGTTGAAACTTTAACCAACATGCTTGTAAAGAGTGCAGATACCTCCAATAATTTCGGAAGTTTTTGTTTCATGCCTGTTTTGTCTGTTGATGAAGCATTGGAAGTTGCTGTCTGGAAAAACGGCCAGAACATCACATACATGTGGTCTTTAATGTCCGATGATGCTGGTCTGGCATCCTTGGTAAATGGTGGAGTCAATGTATATGATGGAATATGTGCATCAATTAATTATCCGGGTGAGTATATCGACATGTTCCCGATGATGATAATGGCCGCTACCGACTACACCAGCCGCGCCAGTGTTCAAAACTACATGTACCAAGTCAATGACATTTTAACCCCGACAGTTACAGATGACGACAGCGCTAGTTCTGCTGATGGGTTATTGATCAATTATTACGGCCAGACTCAACAGGCCGGTCGCAAGATCAATTTTTATCAGCGCGGTGTTTTGTGGGGTTCACCCACGTCTCCACGTGACATAAATGTGTACGCAAATGAAATGTGGCTGAAAGATGCGGCAACTGTCAACATCATGTCACTGCTGCTCAATCTGGCACGTCTGTCGGCAAATGCGTCTGGCCGGGCCAAACTGTTGAACACATTGCAAGATGTGGTCGACCGGGCGTTGTTCAATGGCACGATCAGTGTTGGCAAGTCGCTCAACAACGCACAAAAAACCTACATCACCGAAGAAACTGGCGACCCTCTGGCGTTCCATCAGGTTCAGACTCTCGGTTATTGGTTGGATTGTGAGATCATCCAAGTCGGCATCGAATATATTGCCCGGTACACGTTGATCTATAGCAAAGATGACATCATCCGTAAGGTTGATGGTTCTCACCAGTTAATCTAAGGGGTTGATCATGCAAAACATTGGCGGTTTTGGTCTAGTTATAAACATCAAAGCATCGGTCACTTTCCCGACCGGTTTTGATGTCACTCAATTTGCGGATGATGCTGACCCGTTTGATTTGCCTTCTATCCAGATTGCTGACAAATCAATGGGTTTGAATGGCGACCTGTTGATCTGGCCTAAAGCCAACCCTATCCTGCCAACCATCAATGTGATTCCGGGCGGTGAAGATGACAAGAACCTTGGTGTTCTGTATGATGCCAACCGGGTGGGCAAGGGCAAGTCATCTGCGTATGACGTGATCACAATGACCGCCATCTACCCTGATGGTTCAAGAAAGATCCTCAGCAATGGTGCAATAACTGACGGCATGCCGGGCGATTCTGTTGCCAGCGCTGGCCGCAAGAAATCCAAGCCATACGCGTTCGCTTTCGAAAACAACTCAGGATCGTAACCCATGATTGAGCCAAAAGAGCTGTCCCTCGCTGGCCACGATGGTGTAGAAAAAACCTACATCCTTACCAAATTCCCGGCAGTAGCTGGCCGGGAAATCCTAACCCAGTACCCGATATCGGCAATGCCGAAAATAGGTGAGTACAAGGTGAATGAGGAAATCATGTTCAAGGTATTGAAGCATGTGTGGGTGAGGACATCGGATGGTAATGATTTGCAATTATCTACCCGCGCACTGATTGATAATCATGTTGCTGATTGGGAGGTTCTGGCAAAAATCGAGTTTGCAATGTTGGAGTACAACTGCAGTTTTTTCGCGAACGGCAGAGCCTCAACTTTCTTAGAAGGTTCTGCCCAGAAAGGCCAACAGTGGATTATCCAAACGTTGATGGGTTTATTGGAACAATTCTCTCAGAAAAACAAGCAACCCTCTCAGCTCTGAAAACAACCATCAGTCTGGAGGAAGCATTTGACATCTGGGAGGTCATAGTAGTCGGGCGGTACAACGAGCATCTGGCCGTTGAGCACAGCAAAAGGCAGAGAGCGAACAAATGAGCTTACTGGAAACTTTCTCAATATTGTTCGACTCAAATGCCAGCCAGACCGATAAGGAAATTGGTAGTGCACTTGGCAACATGGCTAAAAATGCCATCGGGACCCTCGGTGCATTTGCCGCATTTGGCACCATTGCGCATAAAGTCTTTGAGGCAGCTAATTATGCCGACCACCTGCAGGAGTTTTCATCCGCTCTTGGGTTAAATATTGGTGAGGTTGATGCTTGGGGCCAAGCCGTGATCATGTCTGGTGGTAGTGTTGAAGAATTCCAAGGCACCATAGGAAATTTGTCACGTGACATGGCCGCATTTGCCGCAACTGGCCGGGGTCGGGTGGCACCATTTTTCAAAGAGCTTGGTATTGCGATGACAGACTCCCACGGCAAAGCCCGTGATGTCATGGACGTGCTGCCTGAATTGGCTGACCAGTTCCAAGGGCTAACTCAGCAAGAATCGTTTGGTTTAGGCCAGAAATTGGGTCTGGACCAAGGCACGATCATGTTGTTGCAGTCTGGTCGCCGGGCAGTAGAAGATCTGGTAAACAAGCAAAAAGAGCTTGGCACAGTTACAGATGAACAGGCAAACATCGCTGCCAAGTTCAATGATGAAATAGACAACACTTCCCACGTGTTCCGGACCTTGTTTATGGGCGTTGGTTCCGAGGTGTTGCCGGTGTTGTCTGATTTCCTGAAACTGATACAAAAAGGAACCATATGGATTCGTGAGCACACGGACTATCTGAAAGCGTTTGGCTCAGTAATGGCTATAGGTATGGGGGTCTATGCTGTAGGGGCCTTGATGAAGTTCGTCAAGGCAGCAAAGCTGGCACGGATAGTGGCACTTGAGGCCGGAGCTGCTGAAGCTGTTATGACGGCACCGTTGTGGCTAACCATAGCGGCATTTGCGGCATTTAGTGCAGCGTTGGCACTGGTGATTGATGATATCAACACATGGGCCGCCGGTGGGGATTCCATGATAGGTCAGTGGGTCGGGTCGTTTCAAGAGTTCGAAGACATGGTGTTCCCTATCATTGACACACTGGTTGAAAAAATAACCAACCTGATGAACCTATGGGCGCAATTCCGTGATGGGGCATCTGAGGGTTTAGGTGATGCTGCTGATGCGGTGGGAGGTTGGATTTCCAAGGGTAAGGACATGTTGGGGATTGCCAGCGACAACCCAATATCATCACAATCGTCCGGGGCGATATTGGCCGGGGGTAACACCACCAAGTCAAACAGTGTTAAAATAGACAACGTTAACGTGCAAACTGCAGCCACTGACGCAAATGGTATTGCCAAAGATATGGGCAATTCTTTGCAAAACCAGATGGCGCAGACTGTATCAGCGTTTGATGATGGGGTGTCGCATTAATGTCTATTTTCGACAGGCAGGGACAGGGTGCATCAATCGATGTGGTTGGGATATTCGATTCCAGCTTTAGGCAAAGATTTGTTAATGCCCGGCCCATCAATGCCAGCGTAAAGGAAACGTCAAAGTTCATGGAACATCCATTAGAGGATGGTGGAACAATAGTAGATCACAAGATAATCGACCCGGTTGAAATCGAGTTTTCCTTGGTCCTTAAGCCAAAGGATTATCACAACACCTATCAGTTATTGCGCCGGGCGTGGTTGGGCAAAGAATTGTTTTCTGTGCAGACCCGCACAGGTACGTACAACAACATGGCATTTGTATCGATACCACATGATGAAACTGTGGACATGTTCGGGACAGTGGCTGTGGCTCTAAGCATGCGCGAGGTGCGTTATGTTAAGGCAACGTTTGAAACGCTCCCGGCAGGCTCCACTAAGGACCCGAAGGACGTGGACACTAAGAACCGGGGCAATCAGCCGACCACTACAGCCACGCCAGCTCAGGAAAAGAAAAAGACTAGTGTTATTGCGGAGTTTTTTAAATGAGCATTAATGTTCCCATTGAGGCGGTTGCCAATCAAGAGTTTACAATAACCCTTGAGGGTTCCCGTTATAATCTGTCGATCAAACAAGCCATCGAATGCATGGAAATCGACATTGTACGTGATGATATTGTCATTGTAACCGGAATGAGGCCGGTGGCAGGAACCCCGGTCATCCCATATAGGTACCTTGAGCGCGGCAATTTTTTGTTTCTCACTGAAAACGATGATTTACCATGGTGGGAGAAGTTTGGTTCAACTCAATCTCTGTTGTATCTGACCATTGCAGAAATGGAGCAGGCCCGTGCAGCTTGATCAACTGGACCCCCGCATAGTAAAAGTAGGGATTGAGGTGAATGGGGTCCTCAGGGTTTACAATGAAGAATTGAAAAT